AGCAGCTCGCCTTCTGTACGGGTTGTGAGGTCGCGACACGCTACGTAATCGGCGTGAGGTGGCATGCCGCGCGCCGAGCTCACCTCTGCCTCACGCAGGACTTTGATCTTGAACCGCTGTGCCCCGGCATGGGGTATGCGGCCGTCCCGACATGGGAGGAATCGATGGCACGTCCGAGGGGCCCTATCCCCAAGCGGAGCGAGGAGCGCCGCCGCCGGAACAAGCCGGAAGGCGGCGAGGTGACCAAGGTTTCTGCCGGTGTGGCCGTTGTGGAGTTCCCGCCGGCCCACGAGGACTGGCACCCGATCGCGCGCGAGTGGTACGAGTCGCTGCAGGTGTCGGGTCAGGCGGTCTTCTACGAGCCGTCCGATGTGGCGACCGCGGTGTATGTGGCGGAGGCCATGTCGCGCGGGCTGCAGGCGCCCCGGTTTTCGGCGCAGCTGTTTGCCGCCGTCTCCTCAGCGATGACCGAGCTGCTGACGACGGAGGGTGCGCGGCGTCGTGCGCGGCTCGAGCTCGAGCGGCATGGTGTTGAGGACGGGAAGCCGGCCAGCGTGCTCGCGTTGGACGATTACCGTGACGCTCTCGGCGGCTGACAACACGACGACTGTTGATCTTGACGCGTTGGAGCCGGTGCGGATCGGCCCGACGTGGCGGCGGGACCCGGATCATCCGAGCGGCTGGTATCTGCCGGAGCGCACGCTCGGGTGGAGCATCGTGATGTGGCAGGCCGAGGCGTTGCAGCATCCCTCGGGCCGGCCGTGGCGGTACACGCCTGAGCAGCTGCGGTTTGTGCTGTGGTGGTACGCGGTTGACGAGGATGGCCGGTGGCTGTTCCGGGATGGCGTGCTGCAGCGGATCAAGGGCTGGGGCAAGGACCCGCTGGTCGCGACGCTGGCGGCGACGGAGCTGGTGGGGCCGTGCCGGCCGGACCCGTCGGGGCGGACGGTTCGGGACCCGTGGGGGAATGAGCATCCGGCTGGTGTGCCGCATCCGGAGGCGTGGATTCAGATCGCCGCGGTGAGCAAGGATCAGAACCGGAACACGATGACGATCTTTCCGGGGATCTTCACCAAGGCGGCGCTTGAGCGGTACCAGATCGACCTCGGCAAGGAGATCATCTACGCGTTCAAGGGTGCCCGGCGGATTGAGGCGGTGTCGTCGTCGCCGCGTGCGCTCGAGGGTGGCCGGCCGACGTTCACGATCAAGAACGAGACGCATCACTGGCTCGCCACCAACGGCGGCCATGAGATGGACGCGGTGATCGAGCGTAACGCGACCAAGTCGTCGGACGGTATGGCGCGCGCGCTGGCGATCACGAACGCGTACATGCCGGGTGAGGACTCGGTGGCGGAGCGGGCACGTGAGGCGTATGAGCTGATGGCGGCGGGCCGGGCCCGGGACACGGGTCTGCTGTATGACTCGCTTGAGGCGCCGGCGGAGGCTCCGCTGTCTGCGGAGGCCGCGCCGCGGGTGGTCGAGCTGGTGCGGGGGGATTCGCACTGGCTGGATGTCAACGGCATCGTCCAGTCGATCTTGGACCCGCGGAATCCGCCGAGCCGGTCGCGACGGTTTTGGTACAACCAGATCGTCGCCGCCGAGGACGCGTGGGTCGCGCCGTACGAGTGGGATGCGTGCGAGCGTAAGGACCGGCTGGTGGAGCCCGGCGAGAAGATCACGCTGTTTTTCGACGGCTCCAAGTCGGATGATGCGACGGTGCTGGTCGGCTGCTGCGTGTCCGACGGGCATGTGTTCCTGATCGACTGCTGGCAGCGCCCGCCCGGCTTGGACTCCAGGGTGCCGTGGTCGGTGCCGCGGGAGCTGGTTGACGCGCGGGTGGACCGCGCGTTCGCCGAGTGGTCGGTGGTGGGGTTCTTCGCCGACCCTGGCGGTGGCGAGGATGAGACCGGCGAGCGGTATTGGGATGCGCTGCTGGATGCGTGGGCCGAGCGGCACGGCGCGGGCCTGCTGATTCATGCGGCGCCGCGGGGGTCGCGGAGCCCGCACCCGATCGTGTGGGACATGCGGACGCCAGCGCATCAGCAGGAGTTCACCGAGGCGTGTGAGCGTTCCTGGACGGATATCCGGGACCGTCTGCTGACGCATGACGGGAACCGGGTTTTGCGGCAGCACGTGGTGAATGCGCGGCGCCGCCCGAACAAGTGGGGCGTGTCGATCGGCAAGGAGCATCGCGAGTCGGGGCGGAAGATCGACGCCGCGGTGGCGATGGTCGGTGCGCGGATGGTGCGGCGGAAGCTGCTGGGGTCGGCGGAGTGGTCCAGGCAGTCGAAGGCGAAGCCCCGGTCGGGCCGGGTGTTTGGGTTCAGCTGATCGTGGAGGGGGGTGCTGGTGGTGGCGCTCTCCGAGAGCCAGGCGCTGGATGCGGCCAGGACGCTGCTGGAGCTGCGTGATGGGGAGCAGACGCGGCTGCGGAAGATCGCCGCGTACATGCGCGGCGAGGCCTCCAGCGTGTATGTGCCGAAGGGCGCGCGGCAGGAGTACAAGTGGCTGATCCGGCGGGCCCGGGTGAACGTGCTGCCGCTGGTGGTCACGGTGGTGGCGCAGGCGCTGTATGTGGACGGGTACCGGCCGGCGGGCTCGTCGCAGAACGCCAGGGCGTGGGAGATCTGGCAGGCGAACCGGATGGATGCCCGGCAGCATGGGCTGCACCGTGCGGCGCTGAAGTACGGCGTTGCGTACGCGGTGGTGCTTCCGGGGACGCCGGTGCCGGTGATCAAACCCAAATCGCCGCGCCGGCTGACGGCGTTTTACGCCGACCCGGTGGATGACGAGTGGCCGGAGTTCGCGCTGGAGGTGACCTCCCGGAACACGCTGAAGGGGAGGGTCAAGTCGGTGCGGCTCTACGATGCCACGCACCGGTACGACATGGAGGCGCGGGAGACCGAGGCCGGCAAGCTGCGCCTGGTCAGGGCCGAGGAGCACGGGCTGGGTGTGTGCCCGGTGGTCCGCTACCTCAACGGTGAAGATCTGGACGGGGATGATTGTGTCCGCGGCGAGGTCGAACCGCTGTTTGAGATGCAGGATCAGCTGAACGCCACGACGTTCAATCTGCTGATGGCGCAGCAGTATGCGGCGTTTCGGCAGCGGTGGATCGCCGGCATGGTGGTCACCGATGAGGACGGGTCGCCGCGGTCGCCGTTCCAGGCGGCGGTGGACCGGCTGTGGGTCGCCGAGGACCCGGATGTGAGATTCGGCGAGTTCTCCCAGACCGATTTGTCCGGGTATCTGCAGTCGATTGAGGCGACGATCCGCAATATCGCGACCGTCAGCCAGACGCCGCCGCATCACCTGCTCGGCCAGATGGCGAATTTGTCGGCTGAGGCGCTGGCGGCGGCCGAGTCGGGGCTGCAGCGGAAAATCGCCGAGCGCAAGAGCTCGTTCGGCGAGTCGCATGAGCAGATGCTGCGGCTGGCGTCGCTGGCGGCCGGCGACCGCGAGGGCTGGGAGGACATCGCCGCCCAGGTGGTGTGGCGGGATACGGAGGCCCGGTCGCTCAGCACGACGGTGGATGCGCTCGGGAAGCTGGCGCAGATGCTGAATGTGCCTGTTGAGGAGCTGTGGGAGCGCGTCCCCGGGGTGACCAAGACGGATGTGGACCGGTGGCGGAAGGCCGCCGAGCGGGCGCGGCGGGATGCGGACGCGATGGAGCAGCTGAACCGGATGCTGGATCGGCAGCTGAACTCGTCGCAGCCCGGCGAGCCCGGCGAGCCCGGTGCCGCGGCGGGGTCCGATGCCGGTGAGGTCGAGCGGGAGGCCGCGGTTGCCGTCGCAGAACCAGCTGGCTGAGCAGCACCGTGCCGCGCAGGCGCGCCTGGCGGCGCAGGCGACCCGTGAGGTGCTGAGGCTGTGGCTGGATGCCTACCAGCCGCGGGAGCCGAGCGTGTGGCGGGCGCTGATCGCCGCGCTGGTGGCGCTGATCTCAAGCCTGCGGCGGGAGTCGAGCCGGCTGGCGACCGGCTACTACATCGAGTCGCGCGCGGAGGCGCGGGTTCCGGGGTTTTTTGTGCCGTCGCCGGCGCCGGAGGCGCCGCGGGAGTGGATTGAGGAGACGGCGCGGATCGCCGGTGCCCGCACCTACGGCCGTGCGCTGTCGGCGGATGTGCCGGAGCGGCAGGCTCGGCAGAACGCTGGTGTGGCGGTGGCCGGGAGTATGGAGCGGATCGTGCTGGATGCGGGCCGGCGGACGATCTTGGACGCGGTCGAGGAGGACCGTGAGGCGATCGGCTGGGCCCGGATCACCGATGCGAACCCGTGTGCGTTTTGCGCGATGCTCGCCTCCCGGGGGCCGGTCTACAGCGAGGCCACCGCGAGATTCGAGGCGCATCCGCATTGCGCGTGTGTGGCGGCGCCGGTGTGGTCGCGGGATGAGGCGTGGCTGGGCCATTCCCGGGACCTGTATGAGCAGTGGCGGCGTGTGACGGCCGGCTATTCGGGTGCCGAGGCTCGGCGTGTGTGGCGCCGCTACTGGGAAGGCCGCGACAAATCGGAGGAATGACGACCATGGCTGACCGCAGTGCCAGGCAGCTGCGCCGGCTCGTCGCCGAGGGCAAGGCGATGCGCACCGACCCGGACGATCCGCGGCCGGGCCGGTTCCCGATCGCCAACCGCGAGGATCTGCTGAACGCGATTCGCGCGGTGGGCCGGGTGCGGCCGAACACCGAGGAGGCGCGTGCCAGGGTGCGCCGGTTCATCATGCGCCGTGCGCGTGAGCTGGGTCTGGAGGAGCTGATCCCGGACACCTGGAACGCGGACGGCACGCTCAAAGAGTAGGCTTTTGGATCTTTCCTTTCGTGGCCGGTGGGCCGTCATGGCCGCCGGTTTTTTGTGTTGCTGGCCTGGGCCGTCAGGGTCAGGCCCTGGTGTCCCGACATGGGAGTAGATGTGTCTGAATCTGTGTCCGAGTCCACTGCTGCCGAGGCGCCGGGTTTTGGGCCTGGCGATGACGACGCTGAGGCGGAGGCGCTGCTGGCCGCCGCTGTCGCCGAGTCGGCCGAGGCGGATGCCGGCGAGGACGGCGAGGCCGCGGAGCGCCCGGAGCGTTCGGAGCGGCGCCGGCCCGGCCGCCGGTCTGCCCGGCAGGCGGATGCCGAGCCCGAGCCTGGCGGGCAGGAGCCCGGCGGCCGGCAGGAGGGGTCTGCCGAGGTGGGCCCCGAGGGGTATCCGCTGAACACGCCGGTCAAGGACATGACGCCTGAGCAGCAGGCGGCCTACTGGCGCGCGCAGGCGAAAAAGCACGAAAAGACCGTCAAGGCGTTCGGCCGGTTCCGGCCGGAGCAGGTCAAGGAGATGGCCGAGCGGCTGCGCGAGATCGAGGACGCGCAGAAGAGCGAGGCCGAGCGGCTCGCCGAGCGCCTGGCGGAGGTGGAGCGGCGCGCCCGGGAGGCGGAGCTCGCCAAGGCGAGGCTGCTGGCGGCGTCGACGCATTCGGTGCCTGCGAGCCTGGTGGAGCGGCTCGCCGGCGAGACCGAGGAGGAGATCCTCGAGGCGGCCGAGGCGCTGGCCGAGGGGATCGACGCCGAGGTGGAGCGCCGGGTGGAGCAGCGGCTGGAGCAGCGGGTGGCCGAGCGGCTCGCCGAGCTCGAGCAGGAGCGGAAGCAGCAGTCCAGCGCGCGCGGCGGCTGGCCGGTGGAGTCCCTGCGCCCTGGCGCGATGCCGGCCAATGAGGACACGGACCCGAACGAGGCGTTCCGCCAATTCCTGATGGGCGGGCGCCGCTAGCTACCCCTTTTCTTGTTCGTTGAGCAGCGCCGGCTCCTCGCACGGGGCCCGGGTCCGCTGCATGCTGTTGAGAGGAGTGCCCCGTGCCGTACGATGAGCTGATCACTAGGGATGTTTCCGATGACCCGTTGATCCCTGAGCCGGTGTCGGCTCAGATCATCCAGGAGCTGCCGACGCAGTCCTTCCTGCTGCAGCGGGCCGGTCAGGTGCGTATGAGCACCCGGACCCAGCGGCAGCCGGTGCTGGACGTGCTGCCGATGGCCTACTGGGTGTCGGGTGACACCGGGATGAAGCAGACCAGCGCGGTGGACTGGACGAATGTGACGTTGGTCGCCGAGGAGCTCGCGGTGATCGTGCCGATCCCGGAGGCGTACCTGGATGATGCCCAGGTGCCGATCTGGGATGAGGTGCGGCCGCGGATCGTGGAGGCGTTCGGCTACAAGATCGACGCGGCGGGTCTTTTCGGTGTGGACAAGCCGAGCTCGTGGCCGGCTGACATCTACAGCTCGGCCGTGGCCGCCGGTAACACGGTGGTCGCCGGCACCGGCAAGGATTTTGCGCAGGATGTGGCCGCGCTCGGCGAGGTGATCGCCGCCGACGGGTTCCAGATCAGCGGTTTTGCCGCCCGGCCGGGCCTGAAGTGGAAGCTTGTGGGCCTGCGCAGCCAGGACGGTTCGCCGATCTACCAGCCGGACCTGCAGAGCGGCGGCGGCGGCATGCTGTACGGCTACCCGGTGACGGAGGTCACCAACGGGGCCTGGGACAGCAGCGAGGCGGAGCTGATCGCCGGCGACTGGTCCAAGTGCATCATCGGTATCCGGCAGGACATCACCTACAAGATGTTCGACCAGGGCGTCATCAGCGACGGCGACGGCAAGGTGATCCTCAACCTCATGCAGCAGGACTCGGTCGCGCTCCGCGTGACCATGCGGGTGGCGTACGCCACCAGCAACCCGGTCACCGCGCTGAACCCGAACTCCGCCACCCGGTTCCCGTTCGGTGTGGTGCAGGCGGCGACGGCCGGTTCCTGATCCGCCCTGGGTTGTGGCGGGCTGGTGGCTGGTGCGGCAGAGACCTGCGGGCATGCGCCTGTGGGTCTCTGCCGCGGATGGCCAGCTGAGGTTTGACGATGGGAGTTGTCTGGTGCGCCTGTTGGCCATGATCCACGCGTATCCGCCGCACCATAACGCCGGCGCGGAGTGGATGGTGCACACCATGTTGCGGGCCGCGGTGGAGCGTGGCCATGAGGTGGATGTGGTGCTCTCGTCGCGGCTGGAGGAGGGGCCGTATGAGCTGGATGGGGTGCGGGTGCACCCGTTCCGCTCCAAATCGGACCCTGTCCGTTTTCTGGATGCGGCGGATGCGCTGGTGACGCATCTGGAATGCACGCGCCGTGCTGCGGTGATCAGCCGGGTGCATGGTGTGCCGCTGATCCAGGTGCTGCACAACACTTACGACCAGAGCAAACACTGGGTCGCCAAGGGGCCGTGCACGCTGGCGGTTTACAACTCGGAGTGGATGCGCGCCGAGTTTGAGGCGTGGCTGGATTCGGTGCGTGCGCCGCGGCCGGATGCGGTGGTGGTGCGTCCGCCGGTGATCGCCGAGGAGTATGCCACCAGGCCGGGTGACCGGGTGACGTTGATCAACCTCTACCCGCCGAAGGGTGCCGCCACCTTCTGGACGCTGGCGGAACGGATGCCGGACGTGAAGTTCCTCGCCGTGATCGGCGGCTACGGCCACCAGGACGTGCGTGAGCTGCCGAATGTCGAGGTGATGCCGAACATCCCGGGCCGGCGGATGCGGGATGAGGTGTATGCGCGCACCAAGATCCTGCTCATGCCGTCGGAGTATGAGTCGTGGGGGCGGGTCGGCGTCGAGGCTATGGCCTCCGGTATCCCGGTGATCGCCCACCCAACCCCGGGCCTGCAGGAGAGCCTCGGCGACGCCGGCGTTTTCGTGGACCGGAACGACATTGACGGCTGGGAGCGGGCGATCCGCCGGCTGCTGACGCCGCGCGCCTACGGCACCGCCTCCAAGAGGGCGAGGGCGCGGTCGGCGGAGCTGGATCCGGCGCCGGATCTGGAGCGGTGGGTGGCGGCCGCGGAGATGGTCGCGGCGCAGCGTGACCGGATGCGCATGCTCGCCCGGCTGACGCGCTAAAAGGGGGTGTCCGGTGGAGAGTTTGGCGACTGAGGCCGACCTGGTCGCGCGGCTCGGCCGGGACCTGACCGACGATGAGCGGGTGCGGGTGTGCGCGCTGCTGGCGGACGCCTCTGCGCTGATCCGGGGCTATACCGGCCGCGATTTCACCCAGGCTGTGGATGACACGGTGGTGCTGCGCGCGACCGGGGGGACGCTCCGGCTGCCGCAGCGGCCCGTGATCGAGGTCAAGCGGGTGGAGGCGATCGGCGTCAGCGGCGCCCCCGACATCACGCTCGCCGACTGGCTGTTCGACGGGATCGACCAGATCCGGCTCGGCGAGGGCAATTGGATCATCAACTTGCCGGAGATCTGGTGGGACGATGACGGTTTCCCCGGCACCTACCGGGTGACCTACACGCACGGGTATGCGCAGGTGCCGCCGGATGTGGTGGCGGTGGCGTGCCAGATGACGCTGCGCACGCTGACCTCCCCGGCGATGGTCGGCGGGGTGACGAGCGAGACGGTGGGCCCCTACAGCTACCGGTCGGAGACGCCCGGTCAGGGGCTGGCGGTGACGTTGACGGATGCCGAGCGGCGGGTGCTGGACCGGTACCGGACGACCACCGGCACGATCACAGTGAGGATCTAGATGCGGGTTTTGGCGCGGTTCCACGCCTACGTGCCGGAGCACGGCGGCGGGGCTGAGGTGATGGCGCACACGCTCCTGCGTGAGCTGGTGGCGCGTGGCCACCAGGTGCGGGTGTGGCTGTCCCAGCACAACGGGCGGCGTGAGCCGTACGAGGTGGACGGGGTCGAGGTGATCCCGGTCAAGGCCAGGCAGGATTTCCTGCGCTTGGCCCGGGACAGCGATGTGGTGGTCTCGCATCTGGAGAACGTGCGGGCCGCGGCTGCGGCCGCGCGCGGCTGGGGCCGCCCGCTGGTGGTGTTGTGTCACAACACCTTCCCGGCGACGTTCCGCGCGGTCGGGTCGGGCACGACGGCGCTGGCGGTCTACAACAGCCAGTGGATGGCGGCTGAGGCGGAGGAGTGGTTTGAGGCGCACCCCAGGCAGCCGCGGCCGCTGGCGAGTGTGATCGTGCGGCCGCCGGTGCGCGCAGCCGACTACCGCACCACCCCCGGCGACCACATCACGCTGGTCAACCTGCACAAGCCCAAGGGCGGGGATGTGCTGTGGCGGCTCGCCGAGCGGATGCCGGGCCACCGGTTCCTCGCCGTCAAGGGCGCCTACGGTGAGCAGATCGTCTCTCAGGCGCCGAATGTTGAGGTGGTCGAGCATGTGCCGCCGGCGCAGATGGCCGAGCGGGTGTATGCGCGCACCCGTGTGCTGATCATGCCCAGCGAGTATGAGTCGTGGGGTCGGGTCGGGGTCGAAGCGCTCGCGTCCGGTATCCCGGTCGTGGCCACCCCCACCCCGGGCCTGTGCGAGTCCCTCGGTGAGGCCGGGATTTTCGTCGAGCGTGATGATCTGGACGGCTGGGTGGCGGCGCTCACCGCGCTCGACGACCCGGAGGCGTGGCAGGCCGCGTCGAAGAAAGCGAAGGCGCGGTCGCGTCAGCTCGACCCTGCCGCGGACCTGGCGCGGTGGGTCGAGGCGGTCGAGAGGCTGGGCCGGCGATGACCAGGGGTGAGACCGTGACCGTGCTGACCCGGTCTGTGGCCGGGCGCGACGCCCACGGCAACGAGATCTGGACGTGGGCTGAGCGGGACGTGCCGGGCTGCATCGTCTGGCCGAGCGGGAGCAGCGAGCAGACCGAGGCGCGGGACACGGTCACCGACCGGATCAACGTCTCGCTCCCGTACGGCACGGACGTCTCGTCGGTGTCGCGGATGCGGGTCCGTGGCGAGCTGTATGAGGTGGACGGCACGCCGGAGCAGTGGAGCTCGCCGCTTACCGGGTGGCGGGCCGGTGTGCTGGTCCGCGGGGTGAAGGTCACCGGCTAGCGCAGCGTCCTCGAGGGAGGGGATGGCGGTGGCGGCGGCTCGTGCACGGTATCGGCCGGACATCCGCGGTTTCGGCCGTGTCCTGGCCTCGAAGCAGATGCAGGAGGAGATGCGGCAGCGTGCCGAGCGGGTCGCGCGCCGCGCCCGCGCGCTGGCGCCGGTGGACACCGGCGAGTATGCCCGGTCTTTCCGTGTCGAGGTCGGTGTGCGGGCGGGGCCGCGGCCGCGCGCCGTGGCCTTGGTGATCAACGACGATGTGGCGGCGCCGTATGTGGAGTGGGGCACGAGCCGTACGCCCCGCTACAGGGTGATGGGCCGGGCCGCGGAGAGTGCCCTATGAGCGTCGTGGTTGATATTGAGGCGCTGATGGTGGCCTGGGTCACGGATGTGGTCGGGCTGCCGGCGAGCACGGAGACACCGGCGGATCTGGAGTCGCGGGTGCCGTTTGTGCAGGTGACCGGCACAGGCGGCGACCATGACGGGTACCGCCGGGATGAGCCCAGCGTGGACATCAGCGTATTCGCGGCCACGACGGTGGAGGCGGCCGACTGGGCCGGCCGGATCCACTGGCTGCTGCATGAGCAGCTGGCCGAATCGGTCTACGACGGGGTGTCGGTCAACCGGGTGCGCACGTCGGTGCGGCCGCACCGGGTGCCGTACGACAACCCGGCTCTGCGCCGCTACGAGGCGAGCTACAGCCTGGTGGTGCACCCCGTCTAGCAGCACTTTTTTTCCTGTTCGCCCCCGGGGCCGCCGGTCGCGGGGGCTTTTTGCTGCCCCAGCATGTGAGGAGCACATCATGCCCACTATCTACCGGGACGCCAAGCTGGCGGTGGTCGGCACCAACGGCGGTGTCTGGGTGGCGCCGCTGGGTACGGCGCAGCCGTCGGACCCCGAGGAGCAGCCGCCTGCGCCGTGGCTGGCCATCGGCGCGATCTCCACTGATGGTTTGACTAATGGTGTTGAGGAGGACACCGAGCAGTTCACTCCGTGGGGTCTGACCTCGCCTTTCCGCACGGTTGTGACGAGCTCGGTGCGGACGTTCAGCTTCACGGCGTGGGAGATCAACCGGCCGATCGTGCGGGCCCTGCAGAACCGGCTCCAGGTGGATGACCTGCAGCCGGATCTGGACGGGATCGTCCGGTACGCCGAGTCCGGCACGGCGGAGCCGGACCGCCGCAGCTGGCTGATCGACGTGTATGACGGCCAGGTGTGGGAGCGTTTCTACATCCCCGAGGGTGAGATCACCGAGCGTGGCGAGGTGACCTACCAGCAGGGTGAGATGGTCGGGTACGAGTGGACGATCTCCACCTACCCCGACTCGGCCGGGAACCTGGTCTACCACAGCTACTTTGCGCCTCAGGTGGAGGATCACCTGTCCTGATGACTACCAACAAGATCGCCCAGGAGCCGGTCAGCCTGTTCTCGCTTCGCCGGCGTGCGCAGGAGGCCAAGAGGGAGCCGTTCGTGTTCGATGTGGACGGCAAGGTTTTCACGATGAGGGACCCGACCGAGGCCGACTGGCAGGTCACCGCGGCGCTCGGCAGGGGCGAGGGTGACCTGCGCGAGTTCATGCGCGAGCTCCTCGGCGACGATTACGAGGAGTTCGCCAAGATCCGCGGTATCAGCAGCGCTGACATCAACGCGCTGATCGAGGCCGCCACCCGCCACTACCAGGGGGTCGGCCGGGGGGAATAGCCGGCCTGGCCCGCCTGCTCGGCGAGCACTATGACGCGGTCGAGGCCGACCTGTGGCGCTACTACCAGCTGGATGTGCGGGATCTGTGGCGCCCAGGCGGCGGCCGCTCGGCGCTGACGTGGCGGCTGCTCGGCAATTTGATCCGGCATCTGCCGCCGGAGTCCGCGGTCAAGACCGAGCTGCGGAACGCGATGAGCGACGCCGAGATCAAACGGCTCGCCGAGGAGGCCGACCCGTCGCAGGGTCAGTGGTCGCATGCGGAGATGCTGATCGCGTCGCTGATCGACGCGGTGCGCGCCAACACCTACGTGCTGCAGCGCGTCAACGGCGGCAAGGGCAAGGCTCCGGAGCCGGTGCCGCGGCCGGGTGTGCCGTCCAAAAAGCGCAGAAAGCGCCGGCAGCTGTCGGCTGAGCAGACCGCGATGGTGCTGGCGCGGATCCGCGGGGAGCGGGTGCCGCTCGGCCGCGGCCAGTGGGTGCAGTCACCGCCAGGTTTGGTCACGCGTCCTGTCCAGTAGTCGCCGGGGTGGCCCCGGCTCGCCTGATCCGCAGAGGGGAGGGGTGGGCCGGTGGCCCAGTTCCAGGCTGGCGAGGTTGTCGTCCCGGTTGTGCCGGATGCGACCGGTTTCCACCGGGAGCTGCGCAGGAGTCTGGTTCCGGGTGCGCAGCAGGTGGGCCGGGAGATCGGCGAGCAGATCAGCCGCGGGATCCAGGCGCAGCTGCGGGACGTGTATGCGCCGGTGCACCAGGCGGCGCAGCGGGAGCAGGCGCGCGCGACCCGGGACGGCTCCGAGGTCGGCGGCGCTTTCGCCCGCGGGGTGCGCGCCCGCCTGGAGGCGGCGTTCCGCACCCTGCCGAGAATCGAGCTGGATGCCGACGCATCGGAGGCGCAGCGGACCATTCAGGAGCTGCGCGCCCGGATCGAGTCGCTGTCCGGCAAAACGGTTGGGATCGATATCGACGCCGGTGAGGCGCAGGCTGAGGTCGCCGCGCTGCAGCGGGAGCTGCGCGCCCTCGACCGCGAGGACGTGTCGGTGGATGTGCGGGCCGATGTCCGCGGGGCGATGGGTGAGCTCGCCGCGGTCGAGGCTGCGCTGTCCGGGCTGGACAAGCAGGTCGCCCGGCCGCGGGTCGATGTGGACATCTCCGGCGCGATGTCCGCGATCGGCACGCTGTCGCTCGCGCTGGCCGGCCTGGCGGCTATCCCGGTCGGCGCGTCCCTGGCCGCCGGCCTGGCGGGTTTGACGGCGCCGCTGGCCGCGGCCGGCGCCGGGTTCGCCGGGCTTGCCGCGGTCGCACTGCCGAGCATCGGCCGGATCAACGAGGCCCTCAAGGAGCAGGAGCGCACCACGCAGGCCGCCGCTGGTGCGAGCCGGTCGGCGGCGCAGGAGGCCGCCCAGCGCGCGCAGCAGGCGTTCAGCCTGGAGATGGCCGAGCGGCGTGTCGCCGACGCCAAGAAGGTCGCCCGGGACGCCGAGGAGGAGCTCACCCGGGCCCGGCAGGAGGCCCGGCGCGCCATCGAAGAGCTGCGGATGTCGGTGGTGGATGCGGCGCTGTCGGAGGAGTCGGCGGCGCTGGCCGTGGAGGAGGCCCGGCAGCGGCTCGCCGAGGTCATGGCCGACCCGGAGGCCACCGATCTGCAGCGGCGCCGCGCGGAGCTGTCGGTGCGGCAGGCCGAGCAGGCGCACAAGCGCGCCATCATGCGCTCCAAGGAGATCCAGGCCGAGGAGAAGGCCGCGGCCCGGGCCGGGATCGAGGGGTCTGACCAGGTCAAGGCGGCCAAGGAGCGGCTGGCGAAGGCCGAGCAGCAGGTCAAGGACGCCCAGACCCAGCTGAAGATCTTGCAGCTGCAGCAGGCGGCGGCGTCCCAGCAGCAGGCCAAGGCCGCCGGGTCCGTGGCGAGCAAGTTCAAGGAACTGTCCCCGGCGGCGCAGAAGGCCGCCAAGGAGATCAAGGCGTTCGGCGACGCGTACGAGGGCTGGCAGAAGAAGCTGGAGCCCGCCGTGCTCCCGGCGGTCACCGGCGCGCTGCGGGTCCTGCAGTCGCTGTTCAAGCCGCTGACACCGGTGATCACGGGCACGGCCGGCGCCCTGGTCAAGCTGGAAAAGTCCGCGTCCCAGGCGCTCGGCGGACCTTTCTGGAAGGACTTCTTCCAGCAACTCGCCAAGGAAGCCCCGGGCGCGGTCACCAACCTGGTCAAGTCGATCGGTCACGTGATCACCGGGATCGCCGGGATCGTCCGGGCGTTCCTGCCGTTCTCCGGCACGGTCACCGGCGGGATCGAGTCGGCGGCGAAAGCGTTCGCCGAGTGGGGCAAGTCCCTCAAGGACAGCGAGGGCTTCAAGGCGTTCATGGACTATGTCCGGCAGACCGCGCCCACGGTGATCGGCGTTTTCCGGGACCTGTGGAACACCCTGCTCAACCTGCTGTCGGGGCTGTCCGGGCCCGGCGCGAGCGCGCTGGATGTGGTCAAGCAGATCACCGGCTGGCTGGCTGGCTTGTCGCCGGAGACGCTGAAAAACTTCACCCTCGCCGTGCTCGGCGTCGTGGCGGCGTTCAAAGCCTGGAACGTCATCACCACGGCGGTTGACGGGGTCCGCAGGGCCGTCCAGACCGTGCAGACGATCTGGACGGGGGTTTCGACCGCGGCGTCGCTGGCGGCTAAGGGGGTCAGCCTGGCCGCCAAGGGGATCGGGGCCGCGGCGCGCGGGGTCGGCGCGGCGTGGTCGGGGATCTCGACGGCGGCGCAGCGGGCCGCGCAGGTGGCCCGGTCGGCGGGGTCGGCGATCGCGAACGCGGCGCGTACCGCCGGGTCGGTCGCTGCGCGCGGCGCGACCGCGGCGTGGGACGGGATCCGCACGGCGGCGCAGCGCGCCGGCGCGGCGGCCCGCACGGCCGGGACGGCGATCGCGAACGGTGCGCGCGCCGCCGGGCAGGCGGCGGTGTCGCTCGGCCGGGCCGCGCTGGAGTACGGCAAGATCGCCGCGCAGGCGGTGCTGGCGCGGGCGCGGACGGTAGCGTTCGCGGCGGCGCAGGCGGTCATCAAGGGGGCGACGCTGGCGTGGGCAGCCGCCCAGCGTGTGCTCAACGTCGCGCTGTCGGCCAACCCCATCGGTGTGGTGGTCACCGCGATCGGCCTGCTGGTGGCCGGCCTGGTGGCCGCCTGGAACAACTCAGAGACATTCCGGAACATCGTCACGGCTGCCTGGGAGGCCATCAAGACCGTCATCCAGACCGCCTGGGAAGGGTTCATCAGGCCCGCGCTCGAGGCGTTGTGGAGCTTCATCCAAAACACCCTCGGCCCGGTGTTCACCTGGATCTGGCAGAACATCGTCGTCCCGGCGTGGCAGGGCATCCAGGCCGCCATCCAGACCGCCTGGAACGGGTTTATCAAGCCCGCGCTGCAGGCGATTTGGAATTTCATTAAGAACACCCTCGGCCCGGTGTTCACCTGGATCTGGCAGAACATCGTCGTCCCGGCGTGGCAGGGCATCCAGACCGTCACTAAGACGGTGTGGGAGAACGTGATCAAGCCCGCCCTTCAGACGGTCTGGAATTTCATTAAGAACACCCTCGGCCCGGTGTTCACCTGGCTGTGGAAGAACATCATCGTCCCAGCTTGGGACGGCATCAAGGCAGCGATCACCACCGTCTGGGAGAATTTCCTCAAGCCTGTATTCGACAAGCTTTATGAGGTCATTTTCAAGACGATCCCGGACGGATTCAAAAAAGGTGTCGAGCTGATCCGGGCCGCGTGGGATAAGGTCAAGGAAGCCGCCCGCGCACCGGTGAAGTTCATCGTCGATGTCGTCTACAACAACGGCATCGTCAAAGTCTGGAACACCGTCGCCGATTTCCTGAAGCTGCCGAAGCTGTCGACGCTGGCGTTCGCGCGCGGCGGCGTGGTGCCCGGCTACACCCCGGGCAAGGACGTGGCGCTGGCCGCCGTGTCCGGCGGCGAGGCGATCATGCGGCCGGAGTGGGTGCGCGCGGTCGGCGAGGACTACGTCCACAAAATGAACGCCGCGGCCCGCCGCGGCGGCGTGACCGGCGTGGCCAAGGCGCTCGGGCTCGTCGGCGACCCGAGCGGGTTCGCCGGCGCGTTCGCCGAGGGCGGCATCGTCGGCAACATCAAAAAGGCGCTCGAGGGCGGCATCAAGATCGGTGCCGAGAAGCTGCTCAATCCGCTGCTGGATGCGGCGGAGCGGGCCATGGGGGACTCGCCGTGGGGCCGCATGCTCGTCGGCATCCCCCGCAAGATGATCACCGAGGTGATCAAGTTCCTCGGGGAGAAGGAGGGGTCGGCCGGCGGCGGCCGGGCGGTCGCCTACGCCCGGGCGCAGATCGGCAAGCCGTACCGGTGGGGCGGCACGGGCCCGGACGCGTTCGACTGCTCGGGTCTGGTGATGCGGGCCTGGCAGGCGGCCGGTGTGGCCGATATTCCGCGCACCAGCCAGCAGCAGATGGCGTGGGTGCGGCCCGTGCAGTCGCCCGCGCCGGGCGACCTGGGGTTCCCTCACCCGGGGCACGTGTGGATCTACAGCGGCCCGAAAACGATCATCGAGGCGCCCTACACCGGCGCGTACGTGCGGGAGGTGCCGGCGCGTGCGGCGCAGCTGATCGGCCG